TGGCTCACAGAGTGATCTAGCCAAGCTATTGGGGATAAAGCAACCAGCTATTTCCCAATGGAAAGCTGTGCCAATTGCGAGAATTTGGCAATTAAAGTTGTTGCGTCCAGATTGGTTTTTGGATTAAGATTGTTTGAAACACGGCTAGGTTGGGATTGATCCCCCAACTGAAAAGAGAATAGACCCCTCCTGCCGCAGTTTCTTTTAGGGTCTGTTGGGTCTAGAAAAATGCACTATTACCAATTTAATATTGGTGACTATCAAAGTCACACATCACACCTTGATCCTCTTGAGGATTTGGCATATCGCAGAATGCTAGATTGGTGTTATTTACACGAAAAACCTTTACCAAAATCACCAGTCGATATAGGTCGTTTGATTCGTTTGCGTGACGAAACTGTTGTTATTCGCAACGTGTTAAATGAGTTTTTTATTGAAGTTGAACTTGGATATTGGTCTGACAGAATCGGTAAAGAAATCGAACATTTCAGATCAAAAATTGAACAAGCGTCTAGGGCGGGTAAAGCATCCGCTGAACGCAGGTTAAACACCCGTTCAACGGACGTTCAACTAACCAATAACCAAGAACCAATAACCAATAACCATAAACCAATAGATACAGATGCTTACGCATCTTTGTCGGCAGATGCTCTGCCAACTTGTCCACATCAAGAAATTTTGCTTTTATACAAAAAGCATTTACCCCATTTAACTCAGCCAAGAGTTTGGGAAGGCTCAAGGCAAACTAATTTGCGGCAACGCTGGCGGCAAGCTGCCAAGCCATCAAATTATTCACCTGAAGGCTATAAAACCCTTGAAGGTGGATTAGCTTGGTGGGATTCATTTTTTGGCTACATTGCCAAAGATTCAACATTAGCTGATGGTTTTAAAACCAAAGACAGAACATGGCATCCAGACCTTGAATGGATAGTCAACGCCACAAACTTTGCCAAAATTATTGATGGGAAATACGCTAAATGACATTTGCTAAACCAACCAAATACGAAACAATTGATGACCGCAATCCAAGCCTTTGCACAGTGCCTGGTTGCACAAACCTTTGGTCAGTCAAGATTGACAGCCCAAAATGCTCATTTCATCAATGGAATACTGAGAGCAAACCTAGAGCCAAGCCTTTGCCAGAATTAAAAGAAAAGACTGTTGCGCAATGGTATGACGACAAAGACGATAGGAATGTGTTTTGAAAGTCTTACCAATCAACAATTTTGAAGTTGAGCCTTGGTTGCTTGAAAAACACTATGCCAAGCGTATGTGTCCAATTTCATTTGCGTTTGGTTTATACGATGATGAGCAGTTAGTTGGTGTGGTTACTTATGGCGTACCAGCAAGCCCGTTTCTTTGCATGGGTGTTTGCGGTATTGACAACAAAGATAAAGTTTTAGAACTTAATCGACTATGCTTAAATGATGGCGTTAAAAATGGTGCTTCATTTTTGGAAAGCAAGAGTTTACAAATGTTGCCAAAACCTACCATTGTTGTTTCTTACGCTGACACAGCAATGGGTCATGTTGGTTACATCTATCAAGCAAGCAATTTTCTTTTTACTGGCACAACAAAAGAAAGAACCGACATGGCTGGTGAGGATGGAAAGCACAGTAGGCATAACTTTGGTAACTCTGAAAACAGAATAAACAGAAGTGCTAAACATCGATATGTTTTTTTTGTTGGCAATAAATATCAAAAAAGTTCTTTGCTTGAACAACTTAACTATCCAGTTATGCCATATCCAAAAGGTGACTCAAAGAGGTATGACTCTGGAACAAATGTAAAAACCCAACAACTTTTATTTGTATGAAAAACTTTAATTGGAACACCAAAGAGAATGACACCCAAAGAATTAGAGCACTTCAAGGACTGCGAAGCCCAAGAGTGGCTCAGACGCTACCAAGCCAAGAAATTGACGATTGGCTCAAAGAAAGCATTAAGTTGGTGGCAGGGCGTGTTAGGGGACTTGGAACGAATCAGAGGCGTGTCCGCTACTTTGGATTTGAGACAACGCATGAACAGGATTCAAAATGAGAAGAGCCGCAAGGGTTGACGCAAACCAAGAGCAGATAGTCTCAGCCCTGAGAGCCGCTGGCGCTTATGTTTGGATTATTGGCCTACCTGTTGACCTTTTGGTTGGGTTTAAGGGCCACACATTTTTGGTTGAGTTGAAATCAGGGCCTAGGAAGCGTTTAACCAAGCTACAAGCCGATTTTTTTGAGAATTGGTCTGGTAGTACCTTGGCAAGAATAGATGGCCCAGAAGCGGCTTTAAGAATGATTGGAGTGGTTAAGTGAACCCTTACAAAATTGATGGCCCAACTTGCATCAGCTTTTCTGGCGGCAGAACATCAGCTTTTATGCTTTACAAAGTTTTAGAGGCTCACCACATGAGCCTACCGCCAGAAGCAATTGTTTGTTTTGCCAATACGGGCAAAGAGGAAGAGGCAACCCTAAAGTTCATACACGACTGCTCAAAAAATTGGAATGTTCCAATTGTCTGGCTGGAATGGAGAGATAACAAAGTTGGGTATGAAGTGGTTTCATACGAAACAGCGGCCAGAAATGGAGAGCCTTTCCGAGATATGTGCATTAAAAAGAAAGCCCTGCCAAATGGGTTTATGCGGTTTTGTACTGGTGAACTGAAAATCGATATTGTTCACAAATATTTAAAAGACCAAAATATTGGAACTGATGAGAATCCATGCGACCAGATGGTTGGCATTCGATCTGATGAACAAAGACGAGTAGCGAAAATGAAAGGTTCTAATGGTGCTCAACGTAAGAAAAACTGGATTGGAGACTTTTTAACTCCCTTAGCAGATGCTGGAGTAATAGCTTCTCATATTGGTGATTTTTGGGAATCACAATCATTTAACTTAAATACGCCAATGTACAACGGCAAAAGTTTTCATTCAAACTGTGATTTATGTTTTCACAAGCCAGTTGCTCAAATTGTTTCTCTTATCCAAGAAAAGCCAGAAAGAGCAGTTTGGTGGATTGAAATGGAAAACTATGCAAAAGAAAACTTTGCAAAAAGTGTTATTCATTTTTCAAGAGACCATCCAACTTACGAAACCATGGCTAAATATTCTTCTCAACAAAGGGATATGTTTGATGCAAATGAAGAAGCAATTGCTTGTTTTTGTGGAGATTAAGAATGAAAGCACCCTATAAAGCCATTGAATTTATTCTTGAGCAAGCACCAAAGTTTGCGGCAGCCAAAGCACAAAGGGTTTACCTTGAGGAATTTAGGAAAACCAAAAAGGCGTTATTGATGAAAGACGCAATGACAAGAGGCATAGATTCCGCAGTCGCACAAGAGCGTGAAGCCTATGCTCACCCTGAATATCAAGAACTTTTGCATGGATTGTCAATTGCAATTGAACAAGAAGAAACCTTGAAATGGAAGTTATTTGCCGCCCAAATGAAGTCAGATATATGGCGGTCAGAGCAAGCAAGTGAGCGTTTAGGCGTTAAAACAACGGAGTAAATTTATGAAATGCGTTCGCTGTGATACTGAAAGCCTAAAGGTCTTAGACACTCGATCACAACAAGATTATGTTTTAAGACGAAGAATCTGCATTAACGGACATAAATTTTTAACCAAAGAATATGCAATACCCGAAACACAAGTATGTGAGAAGCCAGAAACTGCTAAAATTAGTGGCGGCTCTATCCTGTCAGCTTTGTGGAACAGAAAATGGAATTCAAGCAGCACATAGCAATTGGGGTGGCGGCAAAGGCCGTGGAATAAAAGCAGACGACAATCTGGTAGCGGCTTTATGCCAAACTTGCCACTATGACATCGACCAAGGTGCAAAATGGTCAAAGGCTGAAAGACAGCAAGCATGGAACATAGCCCACTTCAAAACAGTTCAATTGTTAGTGGACACAAACCAATGGCCTGTTGACATTCCCTTACCAGACATTGCAAAATGAGTACGCTGACAAAATGCAGTTGCCAGCTTTTGGGGGCTAATGCTCCCATTTTTTTGTAGAATGACACAATCGCAGAAACAAACCTTTCGCGGAGGTTACAAAATGGCAACACAAAAAAACCCAAAGTTCAAACCAGAAGACAAGGACAAACTAAGCCAAATCGTTTTAGATGGAATGTCCACCGATGGCCTAAGTTGCTTCAAAGCGTGTCAAAAGGCAGGAGTAGCGAATAGCACTTTCATGCGGTGGCTGGATGCTGACCCAAAACTAGCGGAGAGATACGCACGAGCTAGAGAGGATTTGATTGAGCGAATCGCCCATGAAACCATGCAAATTGCTGACCAAGACGTTGGCACTACAAACGATGGCAAGAAAGATTGGATGGCGGTTCAAAAGCAACGGCTTCAGGTTGATACCCGCAAGTGGCTACTATCCAAATTAGCCCCGAAACGCTATGGTGACAAACTTGAATTGTCTGGCGACCCTGCCAGCCCTTTCATTCAGCGCATTGAACGTGTTGTTGTTAAATGACAACTTTGCAAATTGAGACACCACAATGGGCTTTGCCCTTGTTGGAGGCCAGACGCTACAAAGGTGCATGGGGTGGTCGAGGTTCTGGCAAATCGCATATGTTTGCCGAGCTGATGATTGAAATGCACATCATTGACCAAAAGCGCAGAAGTGTTTGTGTCCGTGAAATCCAGAAGTCTTTGAACCAATCTGTGAAGCGGCTGCTGGAGACTAAGATCGAGGCCATGAACGCAGGCGCATACTTTGAGGTGCAGGATTCGGTCATCAAGTCCAAAAAGGGTGATGGTGCGATTATTTTCCAAGGTATGCAAAACCACACAGCCGACAGTATTAAGTCGCTAGAAGGCTACGATTGCGCTTGGGTTGAAGAAGCACAAAGTCTGAGCCAGACTAGCCTGGACTTGCTGAGACCAACAATTCGCAAGCCAAATAGTGAGTTATGGTTTACATGGAATCCAAGGCAGCAGTCTGACCCTGTGGACTTTCTATTGCGTGGGCCAGAGCCGCCAAGCGATGCCACAGTGATTAAGGTCAACTTTGGTGACAACCCTTGGTTTCCGCAAGTCCTTAAAGACGAAATGGAATACGACAAAAGGCGTGACCCTGACAAATATCAGCACGTTTGGATGGGTCAATATTTGCGAAACAGCAATGCAAGGGTGTTCCGAAATTGGAAAATTGAAGACTTTGAAGCACCGCCAGATGCCATCCACCGCCTTGGTGCGGATTGGGGATTCTCAGTTGACCCGACAGTTTTGGTGCGCTGCCACATAATCGGGCGCACTCTTTACATCGATTATGAAGCCTACATGGTTGGCTGTGAGATTATCAACACCCCTGAGTTATTCATGCAAGTTCCAGAGGCTGAGAGGTGGCCTATCGTGGCAGACTCAGCCAGGCCAGAGACCATCAGCCATATGAAGCGCAACGGCTTCCCAAAGATTATGACTGCGGTCAAAGGGCCAAAGTCGGTCGAAGAAGGCATCGAGTTTTTAAAGAACTACGACATCGTGGTTCACCCTCGCTGTATTCATACTATTGACGAGTTGAGCTTGTACAGTTATAAATCAGACCCACTGACAGGGCGAATTCTGCCCCAGCTTGAAGACAAAAAGAATCACGTTATTGATGCTTTGCGATATGCGTGTGAGGGCATTAGGCGGTCAGCGGTAACAAAATCGGCTACATTTACACCATTGCCCAATGTCAAACGCTGGTAGATAATCGCCCCAAAAGGACAAATATGGCACGAATACCCAACGACCAACGCCTTGCAAATTTACACGCTGAAGCATTGCGGCAGTTCAATGATATACAAACTGCGCTGCGAGATGAGCGTCTGCAATGCCTACAAGACAGGCGTTTTTACTCGTTGTGCGGCTCTCAGTGGGAAGGCCCATTGTGGGATCAGTATGAAAACAAACCCAAGTTTGAAGTCAACAAAATCATGTTGGCTGTTATTCGCATTGTTAACGAATACCGCAACAATCGCATCACAGTCGACTATGTGAGCAAAGACGGTACTGAAAACGACAAGTTGGCAGAAGTCTGCGATGGGCTTTATCGTGCTGACGAACAAGCATCTGTGGCTGATGAGGCTTACGACAATGCCTTTGAAGAAGCTGTTGGCGGTGGCATTGGCGCATGGCGTTTGCGTACTGTTTACGAAGATGAAGAAGACCCAGAGAATGAGCGCCAGCGCATCAGATTCGAGCCAATCTTTGATGCCGACTCAAGCGTGTTTTTTGACCTGAACGCCAAGCGGCAAGACAAGTCAGACGCTAAGTATGCTTTTGTGGTCACCAGCATGACCCGTGAAAGCTACAAAGAAATCTACAACGATGACCCAACAGATTGGCCTAAGATTATTCACCAATATGAATTTGATTGGGCAACCCCTGATGTTGTGTTTGTGGCTGAGTATTACAAAGTCGAAGAAAAGACCGAGACAATCCGCATCTTTGAGGCCATTGATGGCACTGAGGAACGATACACCCAGCAAGACTTTGCAGACGATGAGACCTTAGAAGAAACCCTGATGGCTGTCGGCACAAGGGAAGTTCGTCAAAAGCGCATCAAGCGGATGCGTGTTCGCAAATATATTATGTCTGGTGGCAAGGTGCTGGAAGATGCAGGCTACATTGCAGGCAAAAACATTCCAATCGTGGTGGTCTACGGCAAGCGGTGGTTTGTTGATAACATCGAGCGTTGCATGGGTGCTGTGCGCCTGGCTAAAGATGCCCAACGCTTAAAGAATATGCAACTGTCCAAGCTGGGCGAGATTTCAGCCTTGTCCAGCATCGAAAAGCCTATCATGACTCCCGAGCAAGTGGCTGGGCATCAGGTAATGTGGGCAGAAGATAACTTGCGGGATTACCCTTATCTGCTGATTAACCCTGTTACTGGTGCTGATGGCGGCACACAAATCTCTGGCCCTGTGGCTTACACCAAGTCAGCACAAATCCCACCTGCGATGGCGGCACTTTTGCAGATCACAGAACAGGATATGCAGGACATTTTGGGCAATCCGCAAGGGGCTGACAAGATGATTTCAGGCGTATCAGGCAAAGCGGTTGAGATGATTCAAACCCGTGTGGATATGCAGACGTTCATTTACATGAGCAACTTTGCCAAGGGAATGAAGCGATGCGGTGAGATATGGCTTGGCATGGCAAAGGAAATCTACACCGAAGACAAGCGCAAGATGAAAACCATTGCCGCTACTGGTGAGGCTGGCATGGTCGAATTGATGCAACCCACAATTGACACCCAAACTGGTGCTGTGGTGATGGCAAATGATCTGTCCAGTGCCACATTTGATGTGGTTGCCGATGTTGGCCCATCCTCTAGCAGCAAACGTGCGGCTACCGTCAGGGCTTTGACAGGAATGCTCCAGATCACCCAAGACCCAGAGACAGCCCAAGTGCTGACTGCAATGGCGATGATGAACATGGAAGGCGAGGGCGTTGGGGATGCTAATGCTTATTTCCGCAAGAAGTTACTGCGGATGGGCGTTGTTCAGCCAACAGACCAAGAGGCAGAAGAACTCATGGCAGAAATGCAGGGCAAGCCTCAAGACCCGAACGCAATGTATTTGCAAGCCGCAGCCGAAAATGAAATGGCAAAAGCAGCCAAAGCCAGAGCTGATACTGTTGAAACCGTGGCAAGCGCAGAACTAAAACGTGCTCAAACGCTAGAGACTTTGGGCAAGGTTGAAGAGACAGCACAGGGCATGGCGATGACAAATGCCCAGGCAGTGCAAGAAATTTTGCAAGGGCAGATTGTGCAACCTGTTGCGAATCAGTAAAAAACAAGCGACAATTAAAACAACGGTTACCACCCAGCCGTTTAAAGTGGGTGAGTTGAATGGGGTCAAAGATGAATCAAAAGGCAGTAATTGAAGACAATGACATCGAGGTAGTAGAAGAAGAAATCGAAATCAACGAACCTGTTGATGAAGTTGAACCAGAAGATACCGAAGAAGTTGTTGTCAGCATTGGTGAGGAAGCGCCACCTCCCGAAGAACATACTCCAGCACCTGAATGGGTAAAAGAGTTGCGTAAGACGAACCGAGAACTGCAAAGGCAGAATCGTGAACTGCAAGCAAG